CATCTTGTTGTTGCGTGGTACTCACGGGCAGACCTTCAGGTTCTGAATTTTTTATATATTAACCCACCCCAAGCCTTTTTACAAACAAGGGGGGTGTTTTATGGGGACGGGGTAGGGGTGGGGGTCAGACTTTCAAAAGCTTTTTGTTTGGCTAAAACATGGCCTGTGTCCTTCGCTGTCGCTGACGGTACCCAAAATGGCCCCCCCCCTCCTTCAGAACTGACAGACAGACCGGCAGGCAGGCAGGCAGGCAGGCAGGCAGGCAGGACAGAGAGGTATCCGGCGGGCCCACCCACCCCCGCCACCACCTTTGAGGGAAGAATAATGGAAAAAACCTATCGCTTAAAAAAAGCGATAGGAAGAAGCTATTTGTAATACTTCTGTTTCCTAAGTGAAACTAATACTTCTGTTTCTTGGGTAGGGTAGCTGCTGTAATACTTCTGTTTCCTAAGTGAAACTAATACTTCTGTTTCCTAAATAAAAAGAGCCCGGACCTTGCGGTCCGGGCTCTCGGTCCTGTACTGGCCGACAGTGTCGGCCAGATCGCGGATCAGTCGCAGATCAGTTCATACTGATCAACCTCTTCGATCTTCACGCCAACCTTAACCTTGCGGCATGTTGGACTGTCGGACCGGACATATGCGGAGATACTCACAACAACGTCTTCCAGTTCGAAAGTGTAATCGCGGTTCAAGTACTGGGGCCAGTCGCGCGTGCTGATCTTGTTAGTTTGTTCCGTGAAGAAGTCTAACAACGTGGTCAATTGTGCGTCCTTGAAGCTTTCCAAATTGTTCATGTTGACATCAATTGTTGGCTTATACATACTTGTTCGCATGTACAAGTTATGCATGGACAGATCCAGATCCTTAAATACTGCCGAATAGTTGGCTCTGATCTTCATCTTCTTTTCTTCCAGCATCTTCGCTTTGCTGATCAGTTCATGGCCATCTCTGCGGGACTTAGAAGAAGCTTCATTGATCGCGTGGATCAGTGGGTTGACTTTGCGTTTCATAACTCTATCCTTTCTGGGTTGCTCTGGATCGGCCGATCCAGAGCTTGTATTTTAATCGACTATTATGCTAAATGTCAAACTATTTTTAATCACCTTTTCCACTTCATCAGCCAGATTATCGGATGACCATTCATGGATTGCATCGTTAATGTTGTAGTCCGTGACATCAAAGTTATCGGATAACCATTCGCTGATCAGGTGGTCATGGTCCACGTTGCTGTCCATCCAGTCGCTGATCTGCTGATCAATGTCGCTGCTGTTGGCCTTGATCCGTTCGTCGATCAAGTCGATCAGCGCGAGGCGCTCGGGACTGGGTGCATTCAGCACCTGATCCATGGCACCCAACATGGTGTTGAGCAGCACGTATGCTGCGGTCTGCACTGCCACACCGTCGCTGCTAGCAGTGGCCAACTCGTTGACATATGTCAAAGCCGCGCCCACGTCCACGCCACGGCTGCCGAACAAATCGTTACGGTAACAAGCTAAAGGGTTCTTTTTCATTTCTCTATCCTTTCTGAGTGCGGCTTCATTCAAGCCGTGACCGAATTACACCACGGGCCATGGCCCGTGGCTAATGAATTGTTTCTATCGGGGCGCGAGCCCCGATAGCCGGTTAAATGTTCTCGTTTGCCGGAAGTTCTACGTAGTCGGGCGCGTCCTCTCGTTCAAGCACATGCACCTCTCTCCTTGTTGCTCTGCACAATTCAGCCGCGACGCTGTTGACTAACTCTTTAAATTCATCTTGCCCCATGTGTTCGTCAAGATTGTTCAATGTGGCAAACAAGGCAAGGTCCCCGTCCTCGCGCATAAATCCTATTGATACTGTTTTCATTTCTCTATCCTTTCTGTTGGTAAGGCCTCAATTGTGCCAGCTCCGTGCACCGCGTCCAGTGAATTATTTCTATTAGGGACCGGTCCCTGATAGCTGGGCCTCTGCCATCCAGCGACGCGCCACCCCCGCATGAAACGGGCAATAGTTTCGAATCTTCGAGCGGTTATCGGTCCGGTGCTCGCGGACCGAGAATGCCAGTCCAGCATCGCGCATGGCAGCAGCGAACAGAGAATAATCGCAATCCTCCTCAAGGTGCGCGAGTCGCCCGCGCATGTAGCTGTAGCTGGAAACCTTGTCCAGCAAATCGAGGCGGTCCAGCAGCGCGAGCGGCACGGCCAGCCAGCCGTGCCCCGCGTCTTCGTAAAAATTGAGCAACATATCAGCAGCCCTCGATTCTCACGCCGCCACGCACGCCCAGCGACAAAACAAAATCAGGGTATTCGTCGAGGGTCTCGCGCCTCGAGGCGCGGTGTAGCGAAGCTTCGATTCGCTGCTCATAACGCGCCAGCTCCTGAGCCACGCGCCGGTATTTATTGACGGCGGCCTGCTTGGTCTGGTAGCAAAGCGCGTCATCGAGGTAATCGCTGCCGATTCTCAGAAACCAATATTGTTTAGTGATTGTCATCGCTCTATCCTTTCTGTTGGTAAGGCCCCCACTGTAGCAGCGCCACGGCCCGCGTCCAATCAATTATTTCGATCAATCAAGCGCCAGCAATAGAAATTTTCTCCGCGTCGAGCCCGCCCGCCCCCGCCGCCACCATTGTGGGAAAAGTAACGCGGGCCGCGCTGCGCGGCCCGCGAACCAAGGCAAAAGGAAAAGGGCAAACGCGCCAGCAAACGCGCACCGGCTGCCGCCGGTGCGCGAGCCGTGGCCCCCGCCACGGGCAACACGGCCCGCGAATCACGCGGGCCGTGGCGCGGTGCGTGCCACGATTAGCACGGGAACCGGTGCGAGGGCCGGGGCCCGGTTTACCCCGGGCAAATTAACGGGGGCAGCCGGTGCCGGTTTTCCCCGTTTTCCCTCTGTAAATGCGAATAATTCGCATCCTAATTTGCACAGTTAAGCCGTGAGCAGCTCCATCGCTCGATTTTTAATCGCTGCACCGGTGCCGAACCACGCCGATTCGAGGCGCGTATTGTCGCTGCGGCCGCGCTCATGATCGACTAATTCAGTAACCGCGTTAAGCATTGCCCAACGCGTGCCCGCCACGCCGCCGATGTCCGAACCGATAGCCGCGCCGTTGAATAACGTCATGATTCGCTTGTATGCCCGTGATTCGCTGATGTCGATTTTGCCCGTGTGGTAAGGCTTGAGCAGCTCAGATACAAACGCATCCGCCGATTCAGCCGCCATGGGCACGCCCGCCAGCTTGCGCGATTCAATTAAAAAGCGCTCCCAATTATTGGCCACAATGCCAAGCTCTAACCGGACCGCGTCCGCGTCGAATCGCTCAGAGTGCAGCACGCGCACCGAGGCGGAATTATCACCAAGCGCCGCCGTTATCGTGTTATTACAAACCACGCGCACGGTGGTGAACTTGGCCACAGTGGCCATTGTTCCATCATATGACGTGCCAAGCAATAAGTAAGGCTTGACGGTGTCCCCTTCGACAATATCCGCGCCAGCGCCCACGGATGCCAGCGCCCAAACGCGCCGCCCGTAACTTAACGCGCCCGCCGTTTCCAATTGAAACCCGCCAAGCTTGACCAAGTTATCAAAAAACCCCATAACCTCGGCAGGCTGCACCACGTGATAGCCGTCCGAAACAACGGCCAAGGGTGCGCCGGTGTCGCTGCGGTGTAGTACTTTGCGCCCTTTGAAAGCTTCCGGTTCGCTCGCGGCTGCGGTGCGAAACAGTACGGGGGATTCAAGCACGTCATAAGCTAGGCCCGCCTCATGTGTCCATGTTGTGATGTCCGCATCAGCGCTCAAAGCTTGGCCAAGGCCATGCCATGGGGTTTTGCCGGTGTATGCCATTGCGGCCGTGCCGGTGGTGGTGTCGATCATGTGTGCCATTTCTCTATCCTCTCTGAAGTTAAATCAGTAGCCGCCCGGCTGCTGATGTGTTGAATTCTAGTCTATTGTTCGCGCCGGTCAATTGAATTGTTCCTATCGGTTTTGGGTTTCCGATTAATCCCCCCAATGATCCATCAGCCAGCCCAAAAAAAGAAAAATTGCAAGCGCTACTAATAAAAAGATCATGCGGCCACCTCGCGCCCAATATCGCCCGCGATATGGTGCCGCAGCATCGAGCCCACGGGCAGCGCCCGGGCAAAATCGCGAAGGGTTTGCGCATCGTTCGGGTTTCCGGTTTTGCGCGTCCCGTGCCATTGAATAGCAGTCGGGCCACTGGCCGCATAGCAGCCGCCGGGCGCGTCCGTGCCCACTCTCTTTTTTCCGGTCCCATGGGCAACGAATACAACGACAAAATCCCGTTCACCACGTGCGCACAATGGGGAGCCGCCGCCACAATCCGCACATGTAAACGATTCGGCCAGCTCAGCCGGGCAGCGTGCGAATGTCACGCCGTGGATTTTGCGCGGCCAAGTGTCGGCAGTGTCAGCCGGTGCAGCATATACGGCCGGACGGCCAAGCTCAACGGTGCGCACCGCGTCCGCGATGGTGTCGCAGCTTGCGTTAATCGTGGTCTTTCCGGGTTTTGGTGTCGGCAGCGCCTCAGCGGCAAAGTGAGAATAAGCCCACGCCATGCCCCGGCGGGGTACAGCGTCAAATAATGCGGCCAGATAATCCGCGTCAATTTGCGCCGTGCCGGTTTCACTCTTCGGATGCAGTGCGCAGCTACGCGGGCACGTGCCATAAGTCTCATGTTCGCCAGCGCGATAAGTAACAGCTATCGGGCCGGTTTTTTTGTTCGCTGATATTGCAACGGTTTTGAGCATGTCTCTATCCTTTCTTGGTTTGGGAGCGGCCAGTATAGGCCAGCTCCGGCACAATGCCAAATTGATTTTTTAAATATTCGAGCCGTTCCGATAGCTTAGCTTTATTGATCGGTTCCACAATAAAAAGCCCGTCGAAAGTATCGCGGCCCCACTGTATCGCGTCGCGCTTTAATTTGAAAATTTTAGAAGGGCCGTCACGTGTCGCGTGCGCCCAATATACGCAGAGGGTTTTGGTCTTCATTTCTCTATCCTTTCTGTTCGCTGAATTATTTCAGCAACCCCTATTTTGCCAAACCCCGGCAAAATGTCCAATTGATTTTTTCGATCAATCCGCCAAGGCCGATAGCTTTTCTTTCAACTCCGCCCAGTTCATCCCCCGCGAAGGCCAAACCGCAAGCGGCGGCAGCCGAAGGCCATCGGCAGCAAGGGCAACAGCATCGCGGCCATGATAGAGCAAGATCCGGTCGATATTCAAAACAAGCACAAAGCAAGGCCTGCCCTTGGTCGCGTGCCGAATCAAGAAAGCAATTTGATGCGGTCGCAGCGTAACCTTTAAGCCCCGGGCAACAACTTTCAATTCCACAGTGACAAAGCAATCAGCCACGCCAATCAGCATGTCCGAAACACCGAGGTTCACCCGGTTTTCGATTCGCTCGACATCGCACCCCAGCGCTTTAAGTCCATCGCGCACGCGTGCAGAGAATCGCGCCTCAGGTGTCGTCGCCACGGTCTATTTCAAAAACATCTAGCGGGGGATCGGCCACGCCAGCATCGAAGGCCGGATCTTTTTCGCGATCGGTGCTGTCCAGCACTTGGCCCGTGGTTGCGTCAATCAAAGCGGTCGGAGGGGGCCCGCCGTACAAGCGCTTGAGTTCGTCCAGCTTTCGCTGCACTTCCTCTTTCGACATGGAGTCAATCGTTCCGTGCCGAATTTCCTTGCGTTCGACATAGATTGTGCCCAGCGCTTGGCCGCGCCGGTACTCTGCCTGCACGGCAGCAGCAAAGGCTCCGGCAGCCAATGCTTTGTCCCGGATCTCCTGCAAGTCTTTCATGTGGCGTTCGTACGAGGTGTTGTACTTCGAAGCCAGCTCAGCACGGTAGGCTTGGATCGCGGCCACCACGTGCGGGTATTCCTTGGGGTTGGTCAGCTTCCACGCCATCACCGAGGCGGAGCCCTCCTTGTACCCGGCACGCATGGCTGCCTCTTTCAGGGTCACCCGGCCATCGCCGGACACGTATTCCTGCACAAACTTCCATTCCTTGGCATTCAGGACCTTTTGCTGCCTCAGGGGTCGGACTTCGCCCGCGAGCCTCTGCTTGGCCTTGTCCGGGACCACAGGAGGCACGTTCCAGACATCCCGCTTGGTCATGCGGTTCTCCACAAGCGCCAACCGTTGTCCACCTTGCGCATGGAGAAGGTCCAGCCGGGCCTGTGGACCTTGGCAAAGCGGATGGCTGCCACCCTAGCCGAGGCTGCCTGCTTTTCGCCCTTAAACAGGATGCTGTCGCCCGTTTCCATGTCCCGGAAGGGGTAGGTCGTGCGGTCCTCGGGGATGGGTATATTTGCGTCGATTTGTATCAAGGACTAACTCCTGTAAATCAATAAGCAAATGTAACCCGGCAATGCGAATTAGTCAAGATGTACATTCCCCCACCCATCCAATTCAAGGCCGTCTATATAGAGTCTGGGGAAGAAGAGTAGTAAAAAAAAAATCATCTCCTCTAAACGTAGGGACACCCCAGTAAATTACACTGTTTCTGACCCTGTAATGTACTGTAAGCCCCTAACTCCTTGATTTCATTCACTTATTACACCATTACGTCTATCACGTCTATTCCCACAAAAAAAATAAAAAAAACACCTCTTACCCTAAAAACTCCTATAGGGATCCCCAAAATTGCATAACAGCCCCTGTTCTATATACTCAAATCAATATATGCTAGGGAAAACCCCTATGAAAAACACAACAAAATGTACTTGACACCTAGTGTTCTCTAAACGATACTACGTGTCCCTAACACATGTAATTCAAGAAAGGATAGCAGAGTATGACCCGAGATCCGTTAACCCAGCTACAGATAGCTGATCTTTCCCTTAAAGTCCCGGTCCAAGTAACGTACGGCAAGAACAGTGAAAACGATACTGTCATAAAGGATGTACGCGTGGTCCACGGTCCGTTGTCCTTGGACATCACTGCTTTGCTCACTGAAGACGACTTCTTTGACGCATTCGAGCAGCTTCACGATTGGTACGTGGACAATGGTCCACTGCCCGCCATCATCACTTCTGAGGAGACTTCAAATGACTGACCACAACGCCTGTAAACCGGCTACGCCGGATCCGTTCTACGGACTTTTGTCCTACAACCATGTTTTCGAGACTGGCACGGGCAAGCACCTGAAGCGGCACACCTTGGAATGCTGGCTGGAGTATGACGAGGCGGACGATAGCGTGGGCTACAAAGAGGACTGGGCGGTTTTCTATGCCTTTTTGGACGGCGTGGACATCTCTGAGCTGCTGTCCGAGGAAGTCAAGGAAGAGATCATTTTGGGCGCGATGCAGTACTGTGCTGATGAAGCTGCCCAAGCGTATTACCCATAAACCACAAACCACACCACAAAAGGAAAACGAAATGAGCAAGAAGAAAGAACCCACAAAGGCATCACTGCCGAACTATTTCGAGGTCAACACTTGGATGATCCACGATGCGTGTAGCACGATGGATGAGGCGATGGCGATGATTGGCATCATTGCCCGGTCCTCGGACCGTATAACTCAGCAGGCGCTGCATGGCGTGTTGACAGTGCTGGTCGATTCGCAGAGGACTTTGGGCGAGTATTTGGAGGGCCCAGAGAATGACGAATGAAGGCGCACCCTCACCGGAGGAGATAAAGCGCTTGAAGGTGCAGACACAGGCTTGTGCGGTGGAGATTGCCAAGGCGATGTTCAAGCATTCTGAGTCGCCGAAGGTCTCCGTTTTAGCGGCCATGATGGTTGCTGCTGGTGGCGCTCGGGCCACGGGCCTTGATAAGCACATGGCGCTGGACATATTTTTGACCTTTTACAACGATGCAACCAGTTTCATGATGGAAGAGTGATTGCACAGTTTTGGTTGTCATAACCGGCTTGCCGGTTGTCATAACCGGCTTGCCGGTTGTTGGGAGGAAAGATGGACGAGGATACAAAATTTGTCCTGCAAATGTGGCGTGTGCAGGTGATGGAGAACCACCGGCTTGCCGGTGTTTC